CATCCGGGCATCGGGCGCGCCTGGAAACTTCATCAGGAATTCATAGACCGTATCGGAATCAGCGTCCTGGCCCTTTTGCTGCCAGGCCCAGCGCACGGCGTTGCGGATAAGGTTCATTTCCGTGTCGTCACACCTGGCGTTTGCCGAGTTTGAATAGGCCATCTGGGCAAATACGGCGGCCACACTCTTTAACTCTTCCTCCGGTTCTCGTATCGAGGTGAAAGGGTTCAAGCTGATATGGGTGTCCGGATGGAAATGCTGGAGCAAATGATACGAGCATATATACGGAATGGCAGAATTCGGAACTGGATCCAATTTCCTCCTCCTGGCTTTCTCGTCAAGCATGCGCTCAAATTGATCGAATACCGCAGCCCTGCCAGCTTTGAATCCTTCTGCATATGCTTTCCCGATCGCGATGTCGATCTTACTAGACCGCGGCCGTGCAATCTTCCAGTAAAGCGCTCTAAGCCATCTTGCGAAGATATTGAACGGAATGACGTAGCATGCCGCCTCAGCTCGATGGTTGCTCCAAGCGATGCCGTAGAGAAATGGAATACGCTCGCCCATCGCAATCGCTCTATGTTCGATCAGCATCACTCCTCCTTCGGCTACAGATACGGGAAGGCACACGAAAACTCGGGGTAGACGTCTTTTTTCCTATGCCCGACTGCAATCCTATCGTCGATAAGCCCGACCACCAACTCGTGCCCATCGGGAACGGGACCATTCAGATCTACCCACGCTCTCTTGCAGAGATCTTCAAATCTCTCTAGATCGATTTCGCCAGCGATCAGACTTCTCCCAGCGAGCAGGAGCGCATCACTGTATTCGTTTTCAGTCATCCTTCCTCCTTCGGCTGCGGCAATCGCGCCTTTCTCATAGCTTGTTTTGATCCGTGTGTAGCATTCGATCAGCGCTTCGATTTCGGATTCCTCGAAATGCCGCGACGGTTCGATGTCGCATTTTTCCGGCTCGCATTTTTCAAGAAATTTGTTGGCCCACACGAAACCGCCAGTGATGCTGTTGTAGTAGAGCTTGCCTTCAACAAGCACGCGGTCGTGCCCACCACGAATATGCTTCAAGAAAGTCTCTGTCTCTGTCGTTTTCAGCCCCATCACTCCTCCTTCGGCCTCGAACGACCCAAAAGGCCCGACGCCATGAGAGTCATGTAGGCGGCTTCAGCTTGCTGCCAGTCGTTGAGTTGCTTCATGAGAAGCAGCAAACTTGCGCCCTCTCGCTGTTGATCAGGCGTCGCTTCGCTTTTGCATAGCGCCTTTATGGTTTTCGGGATGTCGATCATAATTGCCCTGTTTTTTTTACTCCTCCTTCGGCTGTGGTAGCCCGCCAATTTCGAGCAGCTTCCGCTGCAACGCTTCATCCGACAAATCAAAGCCAGCCGCTGACAGCGACATCACGTACTTGCCGATCTCGTCGAGAGGCGGTGTTTCGATGTCGCCATGCACGAGCTCGGGGTGTAGGTCTTGCGACACGTTGTTGAGTTTCATCAGCCGCGGGATGCCGTAGCGATTGAAAACCGAGGCGACCATATCGAGGTAGGCGCCGAATGCCAGGGCAAAGAAGTTGGTCTGACTGGAAAACAGCGCCAGAGCTCCGACGTTCTGCATCCCAGTCTCAACGAAGTGGGCCAGCGCTGTCTGCAGGATCGAGCGCTTGTAGAAATTCTTAGAGGCGTTCGTATCGATCTGCCGGCGGCCGCCAGTAGATAATAGCTTCAATTTGAATCCAGTGGGTTTGCCTTGCCGATCTATCTCCGCGGGCACCATCGCGTATTCGCGCTCGTCGCGTTTGAGTTCAGATAGCATCTTCTGCAGCGTCTGCCGTAGCTGTGCGTCTCCAGGCGCGGCGTCCTGCATGAGTAGTTTTGTCGGCACCTCCATTGTCAGTAGGCCGGTCATATCTCGTTCGATGCCGACAAGCTCGATCTGACAAATGCGTTTGAGGTTGTGGTAGTCAATGACGGAATTGCGGTAGATCGAACGGCCTTCCGGGTTCCCCTTGTACGTCTCGGTCCGGAACAGTAGCGCCTTCTCGATAGGGATGAAGGCGTACTTGCCCGAGTACGTGTCGAGCTGATGCATACCGAGCAGACCACCGTCTTCCGGATCAAACTCCCATCGGTCGAGCGTGTCCTGCCCACGGATTTCGATCTTGCGCCAGCCCCACTTGCCGTCCTTGAACTGACTGCGCATCGTCGGGTCCTCAGTCTCGCCCTTGCGCAGCTTGTACACGATCTCAAAGTAGGCGTGGCCATAGTCGAGAAACGAAAGCGCCTCTGAGATCATATCGTCGAGCGTGTGACTCATGTCGTAGAGCGCGCCTTCGACGAATTCGGCTTGAGTCTTCGCCTCAGGTTTGTCGCTTGCCGCTTCAACTCGCCAGTCAACGCCGCGTGCAAGCGCTTTCATCAGGAAGCGCATCGAGCCAATGACCGACGAGTTGTTGATCATCTCGGTATAGACTTTGATACCGAGTGGTCCTTGCAAGCGTGGTAGAAATTCCTCGTAGACATACCCGGCCATCTGCTTGAGGCCGGCAGTCCCGAGAATACCGAGATCCATTCTTTCGTCTGCCATCACAGCACCCAGTCCCCGAAGTCACCGCCATCATCGTCAAGCTCGGCGAACGCGTAGACCGCCGCGTCGCCCGCGTCCGTGCTACGGCCGATGCGAGTCTTGATCGTGTCCTTGCTCTCCACTTCTAGCTCCTTGTCACCGCTTACCCGATAGCGCGGCGCTGTCAGATCCTCAAACAGTCGTGGATCCTCGATGTCAATACAGATCTCTCCACGCCTCAGCCGCTCGCGAAACTCCCACCACATTTGCGAGCGGAGATTCTTGAACCGGTAGAAGCTATCTGCTTTCGGCTGGACTTTCGCGCCGCTCACAACTCCGGTCACCTCGAATCCCTGTCCCACGAGAATGTCAGCCACACCAGCTCCAATCCCTACGACGTCGATCATAACATGCTGTGCGTCGATCGGTCCGTTATTCATTCTCGCTTGGATCATCTCGGCTTGGCGGTCGAGCCGCACGCCGTTGTGGTACTCGAGCTCGACGATCGCATTGCCTTCGACGTGGCAGAGCACTGTGTCGTCTCCGCCCTCGGCCCGACCGATATCCACACCAAGCCCGCGCTTGCCGGGAACACGCTCCGTGTTGCGCGCGGCAAGGATCCAGTCGTAGAGAATCAGTTGGTCGGGATCGTCCGCACTCTCCCAATCGCCCTCAACGAATCGCTTGTAGGCGCGTGGGTCGATCTTCTTCAACTCCTCGAGCGACTCCAGGTAGGCTTTCGTGTTGTGAGGATTGTCGCCCGGTAGCGATTGCAGGAAGAAGAACGGCGGTGCCAGCTTCTTCAGCTTCCATGGATCGTAGAACTTCCGCTTGACCCAGTTCTTGGCCGGGTTGCAGGTCAGCAGATTGAGCGGCGGCGGCTGTTTGTCGCCGGGGCACTTCCACGAGCCCGCGCGCTCGATCGACTTGGAGAATGTCGCCTCCTGCAGCTCGTTCGCTTCGCCGAGCTTGAAGCCGTTGACCTCGAGGCCCTTCCACCTGTCAAGGTCCGGATCGCCTTTGATGCTCTCGGGAAAGAACAGAATCTCGGAATCGTTGCGGCACCGCACGGTCCACGTTGTGCGATTGATTTCGCTGACGAACGAGCGCGGCTTGATCTGCTCGAATGTCGGGATCGTGTTGCGCCTGAGGGTCGGCAGGTCCTTGCGGACGACCGCCCATCGGCTGCCGGCGTAGATCCGGCAGAGGAGAATGATCAGGCTGAGCGCACAGACGCTCTTGCCACCGCGGATCGCTCCTCCGAACAACAGGTGCCTGTAGCGTCCGGAGAGAACAGCTCGAGCGTACTGGTCTTGCTTTGGCGTGAATGTGAGCTCGGTCTCCACCAGGAGACTCCGAGCAGCTACACGGTGACTATCGAGTAGCGCAGCCAGGCGTCCATCAAGTTATCGTTGCCGGCATTGCCACCGATCTCGGCTCCAACGTTGTCCAGGACGAGAGCCGTATTCACGACCTGAGCGATCGTCGCGGCAGCGAGCGCTGCGCCCTTGACCAGCTGGTACGTGTCGGCAGCTTGAAGATCGGAAGAGCACACGTCTGAACTCCAGTCACGATCAGATCTCGTATGCCGTCTTCN